TCATAAGGAGAATTATAAATGAGTAAAAGAGCTGGTAGAAAATCACAGTCATCAAATGACTTTTTAGAGCCAAAACCCGTAGAAAATTTAACTGTAACAGATGTTGGAACAAGTAGGACGTATAACGATGGCGCAGCAGATCTTTCTTGGGAGCTACCAGCTGGATCACCGCCAGCAACTTCTTACTCAATAACAACAAATCCTAGCTCATCAACTTTTACAACATCAAATACATCATATAGAGTAGAAGGATTATCATCTGACACCTCTTATGTATTTTTAGTAACTGGATCTAATGCTGCTGGAACATCTGCTGCAACATCATCTAGTTCGACATTAATCACTACTGTACCAGCACAACCTGTTTCTGTAAGCGCATCTTCACCAACTGTAAATCAAGATAGCGTTTCCTGGTCATCAGGAGGAACTGGCGGTAAGACAATTACAAGCTATACCGTTGTTTCTTCAGATGGACCTGAGTACACAAATCAAACTTCACCAGCAACAATTTCAGAAACTGGAGGAACATCACAGACCTATACAATTTATGCAATAAATGCTAATGGAACGTCTTTGGGAGCAACCACCGCTTCTGTAACTACAACGGCACCGTTCTTCCCACCGTTCTTCCCGTACTTCCCACCGTTCTTCCCGTACTTCCCACCGTTCTTCCCGTACTTCCCACCGTTTTTCCCATTCTTCCCGTTCTTCCCACCGTTCTTCCCACCAAGATTTGGACCGTTCTTCCCACCAGCATTTGGACCTTACTTCGTCAGATGCGTAGATGGAGACACTTTAATATTAACAAGCGAAGGATTAAAACCTGCTAGAGATATTAAGATGGGTGACAAGTTGCTAACAGTAGACGCTAAAGCAATCTCTGAAGAGTCTAACTTTGCACCACTTCAAATAAATGTCAATGATTTGCAAATAGGAAATCTTGTACACACTGAAGTGACAAATATAATAGCCTCAGATAAAGTAGATAGAGTTTACTTTAACGATGACGTAACAGCTCAATTTACTGAAACTCACCCAATATTCGTAAAGCGAAATAATGAATATCGTGTAGTAGAAGCAGGCACAGTGCAAGAAGGAGATTCTTTAATAAAAATTAATCTAGAGTCTCTAAAAGAAACACTGTCTATGCCAGAGGTGATATCAGAAATAGAGGTTACAAAGGTAAATAAAGTAACTTTAGATTCACCAAAAGATGTATACACATTTAGTTGTGATTCATATAACTGGTATTTTGCTGGTAATATATTAACTCACAATAAATAGTAAAATAATTATTAGGGCCCAAAAGGCCCTAATAATCTTGACAATATATATATAATTATATATAATATATTTCTAGCAGAAAGAATAAAATGTCAGATATTTATGATATAGACAGCAATCCTTGGTTTACAAAAGATAGGTCGGAATCAACTTCTTTTAGAGTAGAAAGATCTTTTGGAAATATTAAAGTTTTAAATCCAGGAATTGGATTAAATATTTATCAATCAGCTATTACAAGCGATGTTTGTGAAACATCAATTAAAACATTAGAAGATAAATTAACTAACGGATCACTTTATAAATGGTCAGAGGCACAAGTTACAACTTCCGACAAGCCAGTAAAATCTGCAAGAGACTGTGTTGATTTTAAATTCAAGCCAGAAAACCTTGGACAAAGAAATGAAAACAATGCAGAACTTTTAGATATGCATAAATCAATATATGATGTATTAAAAAAATGTATAGATGATTATTGTCAATACTGGGGAATTAATGTAATATATTATGAAGCATTCAACTTTGTAAAATACACAAGCCCAGGACAACACTTTAGAGTTCATGCAGATCATGGACCGCATTATAATTGTACAGTATCTGCTGTAATTTATTTAAACGATAACTACGAAGGCGGAGAAATAGCATTTCCAAGATTAGACAAATTAGTATACAAACCAAAACGTGGTGATGTAGTGATATTCCCATCAAACTATATATATGAACACTCTTCAGAACCAATGATTTCTGGGGATAAGTATTCAGTTGTAGTTATGATGGATATTAATCTATTAGGACATAAGGAGAACAAATGACAAATACTCAGACATGGTCTAGCGCAGAAGATTTAGGTTCTGGAATTTGGGTGTACAGAGATGTTTTAACAAAAGATTTAAATTTAATTGAAAGATTAGAAAAAGAACTAGATGGCAAGTCTCCAAATTACACCTGGCAACCAGCATATGTTGGATATCAAGAAAGAATGCCAGAGTATAGAGAATGCGTTGATTTTAAATTTAAAAAAACAGACATAGAGCAAGACAAATCAGAAGTTTCTTTATCTTTACAGCAAATATGGCAAGACTGCTACGACAAACAAGCACCAGCAGTTCAAGATTATTGTAAAAAACATAATATACATAAACTGCAATACTGGGAAGCTTTTAATTTTATTAAATATGTGCCTGGTCATCACTTTATGGAACATCATGATCATGGGTTCTCCTATAACTGTACAGTTTCATTGGTAGGGTATTTAAATGACGACTATGAAGGTGGAGAGTTATATTTTAGATTACAAAATTTAAATATTAAGCCAAAAGCAGGAGATTTATACATATTCCCATCTACATATATGTATCCTCATCAAGCTAAAGTAGTTAAATCAGGAACTAAATATTCTTTAGTTACAATGTTAGATTATAGTGCTAAATTCCATACTCAGGAAATGTATCAAGATACTGGCAACTAGTGTCAATATTAAAAGCATACAAGACTAATCCAGACTCATTTATTATAGAACCTCTTTCTATAAAAAGAGAGTGGATGGAAAACACACCTGATAAACATGCTTATCATTGTTTTCCTGTCACTATGGCAAATTCAATTGGCTGGACACTCTCTTGTCCAGTTGATTTAAAATTTATATGGAATGGAATAACAGATACAACACCAGATACTGTTAAAATATTGTCTGGAGAGCAATACGGATATACTGGTAGAGGACAAGGAACAGTTAGTCTTATGACTGGTTTAATATTTAAATCAGAACAAGACGTCAGTTTATTAACTATAAATTGTTTAAATTACTTTTATGAAGACTTTGAAGTAATGGCTTCATTAATTAGTACATCATTTTATCCAAACGAATTACCATTAGCAATAAAAGCAAAAACTGCAAATAAAGAAATTATAATAAAAGCTGGCACTCCAATAGCAACAATTATTCCAATTTCATTAACTAAATTAAAGGATGAGTTTATAGAAATAGAAAATTTTATACACAATCCAGAATATGCTCAAAAACAAAAAAGTTATGGAGATGCTGCTCAAGAAATAAACAAATCTGGGCAGTGGACAGACTGGTATAGAGATGCTGTAGATGAAAATAAAAATTCAGTTGGATCACACGAAGTTAAATCATTAAAACTAAAAGTAATAGATAATACCTTGGATAAAAATAATGAATAATAAAATTAAATTTGTTTCTAATAGACCATGGCTAAACAAAGATAGTATATCAAAACCCTCCCCATCAATTAAAGAAATACCAGAATGGTTTAGGAAAGCAGATAGATTTGCAATAAATCCATTAACAAAAGATTACTGGAAAGGTCCAGACGGAGGCAAAATACCAACCTGGAAAGCGTGTCCAGCAATATTTGATATTCTTGGAACAGGATATGTTTTAAAAACTCCATGCGATGTTAAATTTTATTTAAAAAATAATAAAATGTCAGTAGAAATTAAAGAAGAAAAATATAAAGACTTTTGTTCTGAAAGACAACCAATGCCGCAATTTGTTCATCCGCAGGGATATTATAAAGAACATTTTGCATGGTATCCAGACTGGGCAATAGAACTTCCAGAAGGATATAGTGCATTATATACAACCCCATTTAATAGATTTGACTTGCCATTTCTTATGTCTGCAGGAATTGTAGATAATGATAAAATAAATTTACCAGGTACAATGCCCTTTTTTATTATAAAAGGATTTGAAGGCGTGATTCCAGCAGGAACACCTTATGCACAAATAATTCCATTTAAAAGAGAAGATTGGCACTCAGAAGTTTTTATAGAAAATCCAAATAGTCTATATAAAAAAAATCAAAATAACAGCGATAAATATAGAGTAAAAGATGGTGGAGTTTATAAAAATGAAGTTTGGTCTAAAAGAAACTATGAATAGGATGGTATAATAAATATATGGATAGAGAATTAGCTAATGATACAAAAAATTATAACAATAGGATTTCTATAACACCATCTGGATTTTTTGGATCTTCTCCAGATATGATTCAAGCAAGAGAAAATTTTATGACACCAGAAGAGTTAGAATTCCTATCTAATTGTGCAAGAAATATATCAGAGTGGGACGTCACACAAACACACTATAATGAAAATGGAACAATTATTTATGATTCATCTTATTGGGATAATAGGGTAGCGTCTAGACCTATTTTAGATAAAGCGGACCCAGAAATTTCAAATGTTATTGGAAGAATGGTTGATAGATTAAAAATTGAAGTAGATAACTTTTTTAAAGTCGATGCGTTTCCCACCAGCCCAGCAATAGTAAGGTGGATGCCAGGATATAAACAACTCCCTCATGCTGATAAAGAACTTCATGAGGG